GCTGGTTACCAGGTCCGTTGAGTTCGCCGGTGCCGTCAGTCACGCGTCACCCCCTACGCCAGCGAGGTGCCGGGAATGTGAACCCGGCCCGCCTTGTGTGCCGGTGCCGAGGGCTGGACGTAGATATCGAGCGCCTCCCGGAGGGCCTTGTACGTGGTAACCGCCGTGCCGCCCTTGGCGATCGGCAGGATGCCCGTGAGGGTGTCCACCGTGATGATCCCGGACCAGGTCGCCCCGTCCGAGTATTCGATCTGTTTGGTGGTGGTGTTGAAGAAGATCATCCCGGACGCCGAAGCCGCCGCCGGGCGGAGCGCCGTGGTGTTCACGTAGATCCGGTTGCCGATCGTCGGCTTGTACTCTGTGATCATCGCGCCGGTGATCGCCGCAGTACCCTGCGCCACCCGGACCTCGCCGATCAGGAACTCGTAGGTGGTCTCGTCCTGCGTGAGTGCCGGGAGCGATCCACCGCTCGAGTTCGCCGTGCCCGCCTTGATGACCGCCGTGATGGTGTTCGCGGTCTGGTCGAGCTTGAGGATCACCGCGTCACGGCGAGTCTGACCGGCGGTAGCCGGAGCGGCCCCGATCGTCAGCGCCTTAGCCGAAGTGTTGTTCTCGTAGTACAGGCCGCGCACGAGCGCCGAGCCGACACCCACCGTGACCTGCAGTCCGGTGCCGGGGGCGATTGCCAGCCCGGAGGTGATGCCGGAGTCGCCGAGCGACCGGGCCCACTTTGAGAACTGGGTCTCGTTGGTCTCTGCGCCGTAAAACGGCCAGCTTGCCTCAGCCATGCTTGGCCTCCTTCGGGGTTGATTCTACCACGACCGGGTTGGTGTGGTCGGTAATCTGATGCTGGGCCGCGATGTACTCGACGCTGTCGCGGTCGCCCTCGGACCAGGCATCGCACAAGTCGCAGTCCCACCGTGCGATCTTCCGTACCTTCGGGGTGATGTCCTTGATGGTCACGCGATGCCCTCCACGAAGATGTACGAGTGGGACGCCGCCGTTACGCCCGCCCCCGACTGACTGCTGATCCGGAGGGTGAACCCGTCATAGGCGGTGGTGTCCTTGTTGCCCAATGACGAGTTGCAGTCCGTGACCTGTACGCCCGCGAACGAGGACCACCGAGACCGGAGCTGTTTCTGGGTGTTCGTGCCCGCCGTGTACATCGGGTTCGTAACCTCGATGGTGCCGTTGAACCCCGACGCCGAGTTGGCCGGGAAGCCCCCGACCGTGGACAGTCCAGCGGTGGCCCCGGGGGTTCCGGTGCCTCCGGCGACGATGGTCTGGTAGTTGTAGTTGTTCGAGGTCTCGTCGACGCCACCGGCCCGGAGGAAAAACTGCGCCCCGTTGGACTCGCCGGTGTACCACTCGAAGTAAATCCGGTACACCCGGTAGTCGGCCGTGAACACCCCGTTGAACGACCACGACTTCGAGAGGGCGTCCATCACGAACCGGCCGGTCGGGTAGTTGAACACGCCACCGACCACCGAGGTGGGGTTCATGATCTTGTCGGTGCGCCGCCAGTTAGACCACGACCACGCATCGGTCGGGAGGGTCCTCGAGCCTACCCGCACCCAGATGATCTGGGCGTTGCCCGTCAGGGACGAGTTCGTCGAGGTCGGGACCCGCACCTCCTGGACCACCCGCTCGAACGACGGCATCTTGTTGCGCCAGACCGTGCCGACCACGAACGACGAGTTCGGCGGCTTGTTCGCCGCCAGGTTGTCGGACCAGTAGAACCCGGTGTCGGTGGCGAGGTTCCAGTTGGTCACCGGCTCGCCGGTCGTGCCGAGCGGGAGTCGTGCCGTGGCGCGCTCGAGGTACCCGATCCGGGAGTCCAGGTTGGCCTGCTTGCGCGACTGCACGTCCCGGGGGTCAAACGAGGTCACGTCACCCAGGCCGACGCCCACCGCGCTCTTGTCCTTGTCGAACACCAGCACCGCCTCGGTGATGATGGTCTCTTCTTCGAGGTCGTTGACCACGACGTTGATCCAGTCGCCGACCGCCCAGTCGATCATGTAACGCATCGTCGAGTCGTCGGCGGGGATCACCTTCGCCGAGGTGCCACCGGCTCCGAGGGCCAGCTCTTCGTCGCCCTTGGCTTCCAGCTCGAGCACGTCGTCAGTGTCGCGCCGGTCGTAGAACCGCTCGATAGCCCGCCCCCAAGCGGTCTCGTCGGCGATCGCCTGTGCGTTGGTCCGCTCGATGATCTGCCGGTCCGTACCCTCACCCTGACCGGCCACGATCGGCTTGGTGACGGTGGGGCCCTGCTGGGAGGTTTCCTCCGCTATCAGGGTACCCGCGTTGACATCCAGGCGGATCGTCCCCCGGAGGTCGGTAACCTCCCGGATCTGGAACTGTATGTTGTCGTCGACCTGCACCATCCGGAAGCCCAGGGGGGCCTCGACTGCGAGCGACTGCAGGGTCTCGAGCAGGTTCGCGAAGCGGGGGGAACGCTGGGTGGTCGGGACGCCACGGTCCGCGTTCGCGCCCTCGAGTTCGACGTATTGGAGCATGCCACGCTTGCGCCCGCTCGGAGCCGAGGGCCCGATGTTCGCGTCGACGTAGTGGCGCATGAGGGCCTCAGTCGAGCCGGTCTGCACGTCGTTGGCTTTGGTCTGCGCGGACACGTTGACGGTGGCCGGGTCGGGGTAGGCGAGCGAGTCATCGAGCAGGACATCGTCGGTGACGCCCGTGAAGGTCAGGGTACCGTCCGGGTTCTCGATCCCCCGCTTGCGGGAAGGGTGCACCGTGGGACCGGAGAACAGCACCTGGGGCGAGAAGTCGTCCGGGTTCGTCCAGGTCACGAGAAGGCCACTCCCGGGCGTCCGGAGGGGCGTTACCATGGGGTGGTTGCCCGGGAGGGTGACCTCCCACTCGCCCACGCCGCACCAGCGGATCTTCGCCTTCATCAGGAGGTCCTTGGGGAGGATCTGCCCGATACGGCCCAGCTCGACATCACGAACCTCGACCGTCAGGTCATCTGCGCGCATCTTAGAACAGCACCTCTCGTCGGATGTTCCAGCTTACCGTAGCTCGGGTGGAGCCGGATGCATCCGCCATGACGACCTGCGTCGGGTTGTCGCCCGGGTTGACCGGCCAGAACTGCGGGGCCGGTTCGAGACCCTTGTACATGTTCGCGCCGGTCTCGTCCACGACCGTGCCGAGCTGGGTGTTCACGATGATCGACCCGGAGGACTTCATATCGCCAGGGAGCCCCTGCCGGGCCGCGTTCCACTCGAGGATCCGCCCCTCGGCGTTCGCGAGCATGAACCCGGAGAACGGGGCGAACACTGTCCAGATGGGGTAGCCGACGACATCGCCGGAGTTGGTGATAGTGGTGGAGCCGAACCCGTCGACCGAGCCCAGGCGGAGCTGGGCCAGTGAAATGCCGGTACCGAGGATGCCGATCCCGACGCCCACCGGGACAATCTCTTTACCGTCCTGGTCCGCCGAGGTCCAGTACGGGTCGCCCGCCTGCAGGCTGAACACCGACTTGATGTACGACCGGCCGTCCGTGTCAGTCTCCCACGCGAAGTTACCGCCGCCGACCTTGACCATATCGGCCCACCACTTGTCGTTCGACGTGGGGTTGTTCGCGTCCAGGTCCAGGGTGACCCGCACCGGGGCGTTCGGAAGGGACAGGATCTGCCCGAGCTTCGCGAACCGCTGGCGCACCAGGTCCCGGTTCGCCCAGTCGCCCCGGTTGGCGTACACCTTGACCGGGATATCGAACGTCCGGGCCAGGGTGCGACCGCCACGGAACGACGCCCCCGAGCCCGCCCCCTCGAACCACTGGACTGCGACCGGGGCCATGCCGGTCCCGCGTACGGCGAGCTTCGCCCGGGCCCCCTCGGACCCGTCGAGCTTCATGGTGCCGCCCTTGGAGGTAACGGTAAATGCGCGACTCATCTTTAGTCTCCTACTCGGGGTGAGCCGAGGGCCGCGAAGATCTGCTCTTCCGTCGACGTGCCTGCAGGCTGGGTGAGGTTGACGATCTTGGTGTCGCCTCGGCCCTCGTAGATCGAGGGGTCCCAGCCGTTACCCGGCGGGGGCGGAGGAACATCGATCGGGGGAACCTCGGTCATCCGCTTAAACTCGGCGTCGATCGGGTCCTGGAACTCTTCGAGGCCCTCGATCAGGCCCTGGCCGATGAACTGGCCGAACTGCCGGAACACCCGACTCGGAGAGGCGATGCCGAACAGCCCCGCCACCGTGTCGATGATGCCGCCGAAGGTCGACTCGAACCAGCCGGTGATTGCGCCCGCGATGGACTTAAGTCCGTTCCACAGGCCATTGATGATGTCGCGGCCGATCGAATACAGCCACTGCCCCGCGCCGGAGAACACTGCCATGATCGCGCCGGGGATCCCGCCGAACCAGGACAGGATGCCGTTCCAGATGTCGACGATCGTCGACCGGACGTTGTTCCACAGCCCGGACCAGAACGACACGAACCCGTTAAACTGCCCGATCGCCCAGAAGATGATCTGGACGATGATCCCGGTCAACCAGTTAACTATCGCGTTCCACACGTCGCGGATGATCTGCCCGACGCGGTTCCAGATCTGGTCCCAGTTCTGGACCAGGAAAACGATGATGTCGATCAACCAGCCGATGTAGAACTGCCAGACCGCCATGGCGAAGGCGACGATGCCGTCCCAGACGCCGGTGAAGAACGACGCGATGCCGTCCCAGACCGGGCCCCACCAGCCCATGAACCCGTCGATGACGCCGGTGATCCAGGTGATGAACCCACCCCAGATTTCGGTGATGAACGCCACCGCCGTATCCCAGTTCATGATCAACCAGACGATGCCCGCGACGAGCAGACCGATCGCGAGGATGATCCAGGTGATCGGGTTCGCCAGGAGAGCCGCCGTCCATGCCCAGGTGGCGATGACCGCCGCCATGATCGCGGGGGCCAGGACTGCGAGCAGGACCGCACCAATACCGGCCAGGACCGGGGTCCACGACTCGATGTTGGTGATGAAATCGGCGATGCCGTTGACGATCGCGGTGAGCCCCGGCTTGAGCACGTCGAGCGCCGCGACCAGCTTGGACTGGACAGCCGCCGCCGCGTTACCGGTCGCACCCTCGAAGGTGGAGACCGACTTCGCCGCCTCGACTGCGATCGGGTCCGAGCCGACCAGCGAGATAGCGGCATTGAACTCTTCCGCCGTAATCTCGCCCTTCTCCATCGCCTCGCGGAAGTTACCCGTATACGCCCCGGCCTGCAGGAGGGCGTCTTGGAGCTTCCCAGAGGCTCCGGGGATAGCGTCGGCGAGCTGGTTCCAGTTCTCGGTGGTCAGCTTGCCCTGACCGGCCGTCTGGGTCAGGACGGAGCCCACCCGGCCGAAGGTCTCGGCGTTACCACCGGCGATCGCGTTCAGGTTACCGAGCGACTCGGCGAGCTTATCCGGGCCCTCGATGCCGTTTGAGGCGAGCTGGGCCGTGATCGACTGGATGTCGGTGAGCGAGTACACCGTCGAGTCGGCGTACGCCTGCGTGGACGCCAGATAGGCGTCGATCGTGCTGGTGTCCAGCCCCGCGAACTCGAGGGTCTTCTGGAACTTGTCGGTGGCGTCGGACGCGTTCGCGGCCTCGCCCACGAAGTCCACCAACATCGAGGTGGCCTCGGAGATAGCGTCAGCCGCGACGTTGCCGAAGGCGGACCCTACAGCGGCACCCTTGGTCGACCAGCCGGATGTCTTTTGGTCAAAGTCGGAGTCATCCACCTTGATCTTTGCGACCAGGGTTCCCAGGTCCATCGCCACGGGCTACTCCTTAGCTTGACGCTTCTTCTGCTCCGGCGTCGGATTGAACTGCGACTGCAGGCGAGACTCGATACTCAACAAGCCCCCCAGGCGAACCTTGAACCACCGCCACGACCGATGGTGCCTGACCCCGGGGTCCGACAGGTCGATACCGTAGTGTTGCTGAAAGTCCGCCTCGATCTTGTTCCACTCACCCAGCATAGCATGCAGAAGGTTCCCCCCATGCGAGCTTGGGGCCTCGAAGCGTGTTTGACCATTCGGTCCTTCGGGGCCCCACTCGGTTAGCGCTTCTTCTTCTTCGCCCGGCGAGCCCCCCGGTTCGCCGGGGCCGGTGCTTTTGGGCTGGCCGACTGCACCAGCTTCTCGGCCTGCTTCGCGCCCATGCCGTAGTAGGTGAAGCAATACTGCACCGCCGCGCGGATCGGAGCCCAGCGGACCCCATCCTCGAGCATTTCGGCGAGGGTGTCGCCGAGGACCATCTTCGCGAACGACTGCTCTTCGTCGTCGTTGAACTTGAGCCGCCTCGCCTCGTCCTCCGACACCTCGATGCCGTTCGAGAGTCTGGTGGCGATGCTGGCAAGCTGTTGCAGGAGCAGGCCGGTGTCGTAGTCGGGCGACTCGACGGTGTACTCCTTGCCTTCGGGGTGTGCCTTCGACTTGATCGGCGGGAGCGTGAGCCCGTCGTCGTCGAAGAACTCCTGCAGTTCGGTCGTGTCCATGTTGATGTTCTCCTAGTAGGGTGGGAGGTTTTTGGGGCCGGGCCGAGCGACTGGAACCCGGCCCCAAGTGGATCGGTGGTTACGGGACCACCGGGTCCGGGTGCGTGATTTCGTCGGGCTCGCCCTGGAACGTCAGGGTGACCGAGACCGTCGAGGTCGCGTCCATCGCGCCGCCGTCAGGCGTCCACGAGACACCGCTGAACACCTCGTACGCCTCTTCGCGGGGCCCGCCGGGCTCCATCTCGTAGTACCGCACCCGCACGGTGTTGCCGACGCCCGTTTTGCGGGACGCCTTCCGGAGGATTTCCTGGCCGGGGTCGTACGCGGTCCGGTTGGTCTTCTGCGTCTTGCGGCCGACCTTGAACTCGAGCTTGCCGAGCAGGGCGGTGACGGTTTCGGACTTCCAGCCGTTCGAGTCGAAGTCCGTGTCATCCTGCGACGTGGGCTCGACGTTGTCCTTGAACTCCTGGATGCCGTAAACGCCGATGTACGTCGCCGCACCTTCGCCGTCCGTCGTATCCACATCGACCCACCACTTCCGGTTGGTCG